GCGAGCCATCCGGCACCATCGGATAGCCGGTGATGTCCGCGCCGGCTGACACGAGCCCAGCCGCACGGCAGGTAAGCACGCCCACGCCGATGCAGTCCACGCCTACGCCGGGTAGGCGGCCCTGCGCGACGAACGGCGTGCCGATCAGGGAGCGGGCCGCGGCAATGACGGCATCAACCGTGGCCGTACCGATCCAATCCCAGCGCGACGTGTCGGTCATGCTGCGTCCTCGCCCGGTGGATTCATCGCCTTGTCAGGCCCTGGCGCGTGCGGCTGGCCGCCGAAGTTCAGCGCGTTGTCAAACTTGGCCACGCAGTCTTCCACAAAGCGCCCGCGGCAACCGGAGACGATGGTGGCCTCGTCATCGACTGCGATGCCCTGAACCATGTCCTCTTCGAGCTCAAACACGCCGCCTGTGAAGGAGCGAACGCGCACCGTGCGACCGGTGTTAAGCCCGGTCGTCCATGTCAGCAGGCCATTGCCAAAGCGGTCATCCGGCTCGGCCGCCAGCAGGTTGATCGTGAACTCACGCTGCGATGCGACGGCCGACACCGGCATGTCAACGACGGTGTGTGGCGTTAGGTCGAGCGTGCAGAATCCGTCGCGCTCGCTGTTGCTGCCAAGCGTCCAGAGGCAGCCCCTTTGCGTGACGGTCGTCGGGTTGCCCTGCAACAATTGGCGCAGATCGCGCAGCTCGACCGCGAACTTGCCCACGCGCGGCTTCACCTTGCCAACGATGCCGCACGAGATTGGGCCGAAGCCGTACTCTGGATGCGCCCAGCAGTACAGGCCCACAACCCAGGGCGCAGCGTGCCAACGCTGGTCAAGCACATCGGGCAACGTCATGACGCCGCCTTCGAGCACCTCGGCCTCGAGGTTGTCCACATCGGTGCCGACGCTGCGGGAAATGGCGCTGACGTTGACGCCGGTGCCGTCCGCTGGATCGAACTCGACGCCGTCGACGGTAGCGCCGGCCAGCGGGATGCCATCAATGGTTCCGGCAATGTCGGCAGTGGTAGCGGCGATGCGGATGCCGTCGGCGCGTTGGATGAGGAGCCCCAGCGCAAGGCGTGGCGCGTGGCTCTGAGCCTCCGTGACGAGGTTGGACGGCCAGGATCTCACTCGCGCACCTCGACGATGTCGATGTCTTCCCAGGCAACAAACAAGGTTCCGTCACTGCGGCGATGCACGAGGCGCGCGTTGACTTGGTCGGTGTCGTACCGGCAGGGCACGTAGAATTGGCACGCGACTTCGCGCGTGGCGGCGCCGGGCGCGCTGGAGAACGTGACGATGCCGCCAGCGGCATCATCACCGTAGTTGACTGTGTAGCCACCGCTCTGCAGTACGCCGTTGAGCCAGACCTGCACCGTGCCGTTCACCGGCCTGGTGAGGCGGCGCACGTATTCGAACGTGGGATCGTCGCCATACACCTTGGCGATCTGGAAGGTGGTGCTCGTGAGCTGTACCAAGCGGCCGTGCGCGCGGTGGCACGAGTGGTCCGTCCAGTCTTTGAACGGCCACTTGTGGGCGCGGCCACGCGCCATGAAGAGATGGTTGCGTGCGGCCTCGTGGCGCGTGCGGCTGGGGGCCACCGTGCCGTCGGGCAGCAGCTTCTTCAGCCCTTGGCTGATGTTCCAGCGGCCTCGCGTGTAGGCCCATTCCTGGACGCCGAACTCAAAGCCGCCCTGCGACTCCACCATTGTGGTCTTGAAGCCCAGGCCGCCCGTGGCGCCGCGGGCGATCAGGTCCGGCAGCGGCGTGCCCAGCCAGGCCATCAGGCCGTCCCGCGTGCCACAACCTGCGCGATCGCGCGGCGCTGCGCTGCCATGATCTGCGCCTGGGTGCGCTTGTCCACGGGGCCGCTGATGCGGTTGGTGATAGGTGCGTTGACATTGGTGATGCGGTCGCCGCCGCGGACCTGCGGAGATCGGTCTTCGTTGCCGCGCCACACGCGCACATAGCCGCCGTCGGCATAGCCCGGCAGGTGCACGCGCGGCGCGCCGCCGCGCGCCTGCTGGTGCATCTGCTCGAGCGCGGGCACGCCCAGGCGCTGCACCGCGGGCGCGCTGAAGACGTACTCGCCGCCGTGCACCACGCCCACCGCGGCCGTGGCCGGGGCGGGGCCGGTGTAGCCGCCTTGGGCGAAGCCGAACAGGCTGCCCAGGGCACCGAAGATGCCGCCCGCGCTGCCGCCGCCTGCGCCCGAAAACACCTGCGCCAGCAGCGCAGGCAGTTGCTGCGCGAACACGCCGCCGAGGCTCAGCGCATCTTCGCCCAGGCGCGCGAGCTGCGGCAGCACGCTTTCGACGCCGTCGCGCAGCGGCGCGAGCACGTCGGCGCTCTCGCCGCCGACGCTGGCCTCGATGCGGCGCAGCACGTCGCGCTCGGCGCTGGGCTGCTCGCCGCCGATGCCGGTGCCGAAGATGTCGAAGGCGGCAAAGCCGCGAGGAAGGCCCAGGAGGCCGCCGATGCCAGCGACGCTACCCTGCCCTTGACCGGGCCCGCCGAGCGCGTCAGCGGCCCGTTGCGCGGCCAGCGTGAGGGCGTCCAGCGCTTGCACGGTGCCGGCGCTTGCCAGCGGAACCGATGCGCTGCGATCGCCGAACACCGACTCGGTAAAGGTCGGCAGGCGCGGCTCGTTCGGGTTGATGGGCGGCGTGAATACCGGCAAGTTGCCGCCGGGCTGGCGCCCCACCACAAACACGTTGCGAATCGCCTCGCCAAAGCCGCCGCCCTGCCCCGGCTCTGTCACGCTGCTGATGAATCCGCGCACGAAGTCGGCGAACGGCCGCTCGATAAGCTCGCGCGTGCCGATGCGCAGCAGGCTCTGCTCGAAACTGTCGATGATGCTCTTGGCGTCGCGGAAGTTCAGCGACAGCGCGCCCGCGGCCTGGCCGAAGGCGTCGGCCACTTCGTCGCCGAGATCGCGCAGGCGCTCCAGCGCAGGATCGACGGCGACGCTCAGGCGCTCGACCTCCAGGCGAAGTTGCCGCGCGAACTCGACGGCCGGGCTGTTGGGGTCTGCCGACTGCGCCAGCGCCTCGGTGGCGGCAAGTTGCTGGCGCAGTTGATCAAGCGCGCGCGAACGCACGGCGAAGATTTGCTGCTCGGTCTCGGCGCGACTGGCGCCGGACACGCGTGCAGCCAGCGCGATGCGCTCCTCCGCGTCGGCCAGACGCGAGGTAATTCCCTGCACGCCGCGCTGTGCGTCTCCGAACGCCACGGCAGCCTGTTGCGCGCGCTCGAAGGAGCGGATGTCGTCTTCGGAAATGCCGACGCTGCGCGCGCTGCGGCGTGCCTGCTCGATCGCCAGCTCGGCGCGGATTCGAGCAGCGCCGCCGGCATCGCCCTGCAGCTCGAGCGTCTGAGCCTGGAACTCGCGCAGGCGCTCGGTGGCCTGCTGCGTGGCGCGCGCCTGGTCGTTGAAGCCGAGCACCGATTGCCGGCTGTACTGCTCCAGCGCGCGCGCGGACTTGGCGCGCACCTCGTCGATGCGCTCCTCGGTCTTGATACGCTCGCTCGGATCGGTGGTGCGGGCCAGGAACGCGCGCAGCGCCTCCTCCTCGGCCTTGAATGTGTCGAGCTGCTGCTGCAGGCCGCGCGTCTCGATCTGCCGGCGCTCGTTGTAGAACTCGGCCACGCTGAGCGCGCCGTCCTGGTACACGCGCTCGAGGTAGTCCTCGTGGAACTGCAGTTGATCGCGCTCAAGGCCGAGGGCGGCATCGAGCGCCTTGATCTGCCGGTCGAGGATGGCCTTGCGCTCCTGCTCGGCTTCGCGCAGGGCCTTGTTGGCCTCCTTGTCGGAGGCGATGGGCCGGAAGCGCGGGCCGGGCTGCGGGCGCGGCGCGGCGAACTTCGAGATGTCGTTCAGCCCGGCCTGCTCGCCGAGCTTCTCGGCAGCGAAGCGCTCGCGCAGGCCGCGGCTGAGGGCAAAGTCGTCACCTTGCAGCAGGCCGATCAGGCGCTTGTTGGCATCGGCGACGGCGGCGTTGCGCGCGTCCAGCGCTTCCTTGAGCGGGCCGGTGCCGCTGGCGACGAACTCGGCTACTGCTTTGGGATTGTCGAGCGCCAGCTTGCCGAGCTTGAGGTTGGCGTCGGCGCTCTTCACGCCCGCCACCACGGTGCCGATGGCGCGGCCGGAGAATACCGCCGCATCAGCCAGCACTGCCAGGCCTTCGGCCGCGCTCTGCGCGAAGGCGCGGATGCCGTTGTTCGCTGCAAGCTGCGTGGCCGCCGAGTCGATGCCCGTGAGCTTCTGGATCGCCTTGACCAGTTCCTCGGTCAGCGCGTTGAACGCCGGCAGCGCCTGTAGTGCGGCCACCTGCGCGGCCTGGCGCAGCTCGCTGCGCAGCTTGGCGTTACGGTCGGTCAGCTCGTCGGCCAGGCGGATCTGCTCGGCCGTGAGGCGGTTCTGCGTGACGCCGCTCTGCGCCAGTTCCTTCAAGAACGGCAGCGCGTCGGCACCGCCCCTGCCGAGCAGCGCGAGGGCCACGGCCGTGCGGTCGGCGCCGTTGCTGACTTGCGCCAGCCGCTCGGCAAGCGTGCCGAACTGCTCTTCGGGCTTGAGCGCGCGGAACTCCTCAAGATTCAGGCCCAGGAGCTTCAGCGCTGCACCCGCGCCCTTGCTCTCCTCGCTGGTCTTGCTCAGCGTGCCTGTAAGCCGGACCATGAAGCCGGCGAGCTGATCGACGCTGATGCCCGCAACATCGGCCGGCGTGATGAGCGCGGACAGGGCCTCGGCGCTGGCACCCGTCTTTTCCTCGAGGTCTTGCAACGCCGCCGCGCCTTTGACGAGCGAAGGCACGATGCCGATGACACTGCTCGCCAGTTGCGAGGCGGCATTGGCCAGCAGCGAGCCGGTGAAGACGGCGCCGACGCCCGTGAAGCCACGGCCCATGCGGGCCGCCGCGCGCTCCACCGAGCCGGCAGCGCGGTTCAGGTCCGCCTCGAACTTGGCGAACTCGGCGCGGATGTCGATGGACAGCGTGGCTAGAGCCATCGGCTACTGCTCCAGTTGTTCATCATCTTCAGCCTCGGGGTCCTTGCGCTTGCCCGGCGGCTGCCAGGTCTTGATGGCGCCCAGGTCGTCAATCAGCGCCTCCACGTCGGCGATGCCCAGGCGCGCAACCACCAGGGGCAGGCCGTGCCAGTCTATGCCGCCCATGCCGTTGGACAGCAGATTCCATGCAGCGATGGCGTTGCGCGCGCTCGCGCACTGCGGCTCGTCGATGGCCCACTTCTCGTGCTGCGCGTCGAGGTGGGCAATCAGTTTCCCGAGTCTGCCTTGCGCTGCGCTGCGCGACGCTCGATCTGCGCAACCATCTCGTCGGCGATCTTGCTGGCCCAATCGCGCCGATCGCCCACGAGTTCGCGCCACAGATCCGCGTGGTAGTCCACCGCATCGCTGGCGCCTCCTCGCAAGAGGTCGGCCTCGGTGAAGCCTTCCCAGTTGACGGTGAAGCGCACGATGGCATCGACCGACACGCCGTTGATGACGTGGTGCATCTCGGCAGCTTCTTGCGGGCGCAGCAGGAAAACGCGCTTGCCGTTTTCCAACTGCACGAAGAACTGCCGCTGCTCGCGCATCTGGCGCAGCAGGGCGGCAACGTCGCTCATGCCGGCAGCTTGAGGTACAGGCCGCGACCCTTGACCGAGAACGCGCCACGGCCGAGCTGCTTGGCCTGCACGTCTTCGCCGGGCGCCGACGGGGTGCCGTAGTACACGCGCACGCCGCCGCTTTGCAGCGTGATGCGAAGCAGCACCTTGCGCGCAATGCGTGCCGACTCTTCGATGTAGGTCATACCGGCAGAGGGCACTTCGCGCGCCAGCGCCGGAATGGTGATGGGCTGCGCGGCCAGGTTGCCGGCCTCGATCACGTCGATGACGTCGAGGAGGGTCGTCGCGTCGAGATCCTCGGTCGCTGCGTCGGGCACGTTGAACGCGGTGGACTCGGCGATGGTGGCCCACGTGGTGCCGATGTAGTACGAGCCGGACGTGAAGTCAGTCATCAAACTGGTGTTCAGACCCTGCATCTCGAAGGTGTTGGCGGTCTGATTCTTGACACGGAACGCCTGGTCTTCGATTTGCTCCATGCCAACCATGGTATCCCAGTACCCGACAGCGTTGTTGGCCAAGTTATGCCCGGCGCGTGTGACAACGCCCGGATTGGCTTGGGTGATGTCACTGGCATCGGTGACAGCCGCAGCCAAAGCCGTGGCGACTTCCACTCGAATGCCGCGGCCCTTGATGTAAGTTGCCATGAGGTTTTCCTTTCAGGAGAAGAAACAACCGGCCGTGGCCGGTGGGTTGGGGGGGCACTATGCGTCCTGCCAGAAGTCGAAGGCGATCTCCGTGCCTTCAAGATCAAGATTGTGTTCGGCGATGGTGTCGCGTGTCTCGGTGAGCAGGCCGCCTTCTTCCATGGTGCTGGCCTGCATGGCTGCCTCGAGCTCGTCGGCCACCTGCTCGCACTGAGTGCGCGTGTCACCCCAGCACTGCACTCGGAAGCGGTAGCGCGTGGTGGCAAGCGCGCTGTCCAGCAGGTACTCGGGCTCGCGTTCGACGACGTACACGATGTACGGCCGCGGCGCACCCTGCTCGACCTTGTCGGGCACGAGGCGGTCGCCGATGAGCGCGGCCAGAGGCGCGTGCGAGAGCATGCTGGCGACGAAGTCGCTCTCGACGCTCACCGCAGCCCCTGCTGGAAGCGCTGCACCTGCGGCGCGAAGGTTTGTTCGAAGGCGCGCAGGGCCTCGGAGGACTTGCCGGTGGCGCCGCGCAGGAAGAAGGCGCCGGGCTTGCGAGCGCCGGTGCCGGGGCGGGCGTCTGCGCGGCGCACGGCGCGGCTGCCGCCGCGGCGCGGGCCGGTGGCGGGCTGCCAGCCGAACTCCTGCCAACGCCAGTAGAACGGGTCCTTGGGGTTGCGCGCGCTGCCGCCCTTGAGCGGGCGCACGTTGACGAATACGCCCACGTCACCGTTGCGCGTGTCGCGCTTGCTGGTGCGCACGCTGATGGCGCGGCGCAGCGTGCCGATGGCGCGGATGCCCCGCTGCAGTGCCGAGCGGCCGGCGTAGGTGGAGACCTTGAGCACGGGCGCGCGGCGGCGCGCTTCGTCGCGGAAGACGCGGCCGGCCGCCGCCAAGCTGTTGCGCAGCGCGCGGCGGCGCAACTGTTTGGGCAGCTCGCGCAGGGCCTTCTTGACGGCGATCGTGCTTGCGGTCAGGCGGATCAGTTCACCGGCCATCGCGCACCCCGGTGACGCAGTACAGGTCGAGCGATTCTTTCATGCCGTAGGCATCGACCGGCGGGCTGGCGATGTCGTAGTTGGCGCCGCGCCAGACAACGCGCCAGGTGGACAGCACGCCGGAGCGCCAGCGGATGCGGAACATCACGGGGCCCTCGGCCTGCATCTGCAGCGCGGCGAAGTACTCCGCACCGCGTTTGGGGTCGGCGCTGGCCCAGACGGTGGCCACGTCGGCCCACGACTTGATCACCTCGCCCGATGGCTGCCGCGTTTGCACGGGCTCCTGCAGCGTGATGCGCTGATCGAGGCGGCCGGCGTTGACGCTCATACAGTGATCAGGCGCCAGCCGTCGAGCAGCGCGTCAATGAAGCGGCCGGGCATGGGCGTGGCTGAGGTGCCGACAATGTAGGCTTCTGGGTTGCGCAGGCGCGCGCCGACGTGAGCAAGGATCCAGTCCTTGACTTCTGCGGGCACGTCGGCCACGGCACCGAAGCCGCAGACGATGGTGACGGTGACGGCGTTGGGGCGCACATCGATAGTCGGCCAAGTGACGCTGTCTGCGCGCACGAGGCGGCCGGGAGCGCGCGTGACATCGACGTGGTAGGACGTGCCGGCGAGTGTTTGCGTAGCGCCTGCTTCGTCGACGTACTGGACGCTGGTGACGCTGGTGCAGCCGAAAGGAAGCTGGATCGCGCCGCATGCGGGGAACCCATCAAGCGTGAGCTGCCAAGTCTGCGTGAGCAGCGCGCGGCGCATCTCGGTTTCGGCCTGGCGCGTGGCGCTGCGGATCAGGCGCGTCAGCTCGGCGTCGAGGTCGGTGCCGTCGACGCGCAGCGCGAGCTTGGTCTCGGCCAACGTGACGACGAGGTCCGTCGCTGGCGGCGTGACAAGGCTGAAGCCGTGCAGTTGCATGAGGGGTCAGCCGTTGGGGCCGGCGAGAGCAGAAGACTTCTTGCCGCGGCGGGCGGTGGCCTCCGAAGGCGCTTGCGCGACGAGCGGCTCGGGACCCAGCAGCGTGCTCACAGCAACGCGCTCGTTGCAGTGCTCGGCCGCGCCGCGGCGCACCCACCGCTCGCACGAGGCCTCGGGCAGCTCGTACACCTGACCGGCCTTGAACACCTGCGGCTCGGCCTCGACGGTGGTTCGGTCCTGAGTGAACTTGATGAAGGGCATTGAAT